TGTTAGGAAAATCATTTCTAACTTTCCCCAAACAGAGAAACAAACATGAAGAAAATATGGAGCAAATTCGTTACAAGAAAGTAGTTGACTCACGTAACGCCCTAGGGCATAATATAAGTAACAAAAGGGACCTTGAGAACAGAAGAAAACGGAAAGCAACTAGCCTAACGGCCAGACTTTCCAAGCGCCCGAGAGGGCCAGATAATATACAGGGCAGGGCCAACAGGGCCGCAAATAGTTTTAATCACATCATAGAAAAGGATATACCATGAATACTAACGCAACCGATAAAGTTACTTCATCCATTATCAATCACGTTACTATTAAGCGCTGGAACGACAAAACCAAGGAATATGATGTTATGACAACTATTGATAATATGCTTTTTAGTGCTTTCATCAATTATCTGGATAATATTTCTACAATCGCTGAAGCACATTGGAGCGTCGATTATCTTAACCTCGGTTATACAAGCGCTGTTGTTTACTTGGAATTCTAGATACATTTGCGGCCCTGTCGGCCCTGCCTGAAAGCAATGTCCGGGCACGGCAGATAATTATAAGTCACGTTATAGAAGGGATACAATAATGTACTACTCCAATAAAGCTATTAGCAATTTTCATTCCTGCAACGCACATATTGAGCACTACATGGATATGGAAATGTTTGTTTCATATAGAACGCCGATTGCAATTATCAGCTACGACACTACACACTGCGCCCATTTGTATGTTTCATCAGCTTTCAACTGCTCTGCAACTACTAGGAAGCAGTTTAGTCGTTGGCTGCGTGAGCATGGCCTTAATTACTATGATGTGAAAGATGCTCCAAGGGATAAAACACCTCACAGGGCTATACAAGGTCCGTGCGGTATCAGGTGTGGATTTACTCCTTCAGAGCTTGAGAGGATATTTAACAATAAGCAACCACTGACTTAATAAGTAACTACTGTCTGCCGTGCCCGGGCTTTGCTTAAGTTTATTCAGATTTAGCAACGCCTATTACTATTCACAGTTATAGAAAGGATTCACAATGAAAGGCTACGTTTACATGTACATTGCTGACAGTTTCGGCTGCAAGGTGAAACTGGGCAAGTATGCAACCAAGGATATTCTTGCCGACTTCAAGTTCTATTCTTCGCGCGGTTTCGTTTGTTCCTTGGAGAGCGAACCGGATGCCGGCATTCCCGGTGTGCTTCGCGTGACGATGTTGTAAGGAGTACAAATGTTCAGTGTTCCTAAAACCGGCCCTTTGCTCAAAGTTGAGCGATACAAGGTAAAAGGTCGTGTAATGGCTGTTTTTGCCCAGTCAGTTGCCGAGAGTGAGATTTATTGTGCTGCATTGCCCGATTGTGAGTTTACAGGTAACCAGAATCGTAAGTTTTACAAGTATGCCTATAGTATGTATGGGTTGTCTAAGTCAGATTTCTACGGTATATACTCCGAGCATGATAGCTGCTATGAACGAATTGTCGAAAAGCAGTTTTCGACAAAGCACTTGTACATTGTCGGTTCAGAAGCATACCTAAAGGCTATTGCAGAGGAATGGGAGAATCACTTATTTTCAGAGGAATGGGAGAATCACTTATGAAATTGATTTCATTGCTGGTAATGTGGTTTGCTGCTATGTCTGCGCTATGTAATGTAGTTCTATGGGCGTTTGTAGTAGGACGTAACGATAAAGATGTTATGCTTTGTTTTGGTCGCTCAGTGTCACTGTTTAACATTACTATGTTCTTAGCCGCTATCGCAAATGCCGCTATCGTTTTGCTCTACCTGCTTGAATGGAATTGCTGATGTACAGATACGTTCTCAAATACCGCGTTAATGCCGGAGAAACGCATAGACTAAAGTTCATGACTCAGACAGAATGCTATCTTTTCATAAGGATGCTGCTAGACGATGAACAGGTTTCATTTATTCAAGTTAAGGAGATTTTCGATGCCGCGATTTGATTCCACAGCCAACAAGCAGGTTAAATATGGTACTGCTCATTTAACCAAGTTTACGGCAGCTGCCATGACCTATGATGAATTATCCGAGTTACTTGATAAGAAGATTTCATTAACGCGGGATACGCTATCCGTTGCGCAGCGTAACGCAAATCGTGATATGATTACCGGCTGCAGGACAGAGCTATCCGCGCTTATTGCGCTTAAGCATACGTTACAGAAATGGTTCAAGATGTGCAGAGGGGAGGTAAATGATAATGAGGAGCATTAAACGAACGCTCACGTTCACTGTCGCTTTCGGTCAGCGAATCAACGCCCTTGGCGAGTTCGAGGACATCGTAGAGACGTTGGACAATGAGCACGATGCAAAGGACTGTCAGAAGCGATTGCGCAAGAAGTACGATGATGACACCATTTGCATCAATCATGTTGAAGTCGATACCGGTACTTACGTTCTTTCCGGTGAGGACTTCATGAAATACGCAGTTCAGGTCGATGAACAGTAATTGTTAAGGAGTATTTGCAATGTCTATTTTCAACATCAAGAAGTCTACCGCTTGGAACTACTGCAACCCCAATAAGCCCGGTTATTCCGAGGTGCTTGAGGGTGTCGTTGTCGGCATGGACAATCCGCAGGCATACCAGTATCAGACCGGCAAGAAGCTGTACTGGGACAACGGTGATCCCAAGCGCAACATTCGACTGTTCGTGGCAACCGACAACGGTGAGAAGTCGATTACCTTTACGCCCAAGAGTGCGCTGTTCAATGCTTTCGCTGCCACCGACATTGATTCCTTCGAGGATTTGATTGGTCGTAAGGTTAAGGTTGTAACCAAGGACGGCAAGTATTGGCTTGAGAATCCGCGCCCGTGGACTGTCGAGGTCGGTGATACTGTCGAGGGTGTAAAGCTGCACAAGGTTCCGGTTATCGACTACGAGAAGATTCCGTTTTAGTAGCGGTTTATAATACAACCAGCTAATTCAAGGCCATGCGTATGCGTGGCCTTGTTTGTCTTGGAGGTAACATGGCATCTGTATCATTGGCATTATTGCAGCGCCGTGCAAGGTCGAAACAGTCACGCTTGCGCAAGAAAGGCGCGAGCGAGGAAGCCATTGCAGACGTAAGCCCGGTTAGGCCGTGGTCTGAAGTTAAAGCCATGACCGCAGGGCAGAAACTGTCGTATCGTGCTCAGCTCAAGCGCTTCACATCTAGGCAGAACGCCTATCACGTGTACAAGGACAGCGGGGCTATCTCCACAAAGGCCACCTATCGCAACACACAGGAAGCTATTGAGCAGATAAACAGGGCAAGGCAGGCTGAGCTTGACCGCATCAACAGGATTAAGGTTAAGGCTGTTCCCGGTGCGCAGAACATCTATGAGACTGTGCAGGCTCGTCAAATGGAGCGTGTCTTAGAGGAACGCGATTACAAGGGCAGGAAAACTGGTCGCGTACATGAATATCTCGGCGATGTTTACGGCGTGGGTGTTGCATCTGCGGGCGTAGAGCCTAGGGATAAGCGTACAGCGGAACGCCGTGAGAAGATGTTCGTAGAGATGGCTAAACGCTCTTATGCTGAACGCCGTAAGGGGCTGAAAGACGCTGTTCTAGACATGGCTAGATTTGCAGGGGCCGACCAACTTGAAGCCGAGATTAAATCAATGACCAACATACAATTTGACGTATTGACGCAGCGCACTAATTTTATGGGCGAGCTGTCGGCAATGTATGCACCTTATGCTGGTTCAAAAGGTCTTAAGGAAGCTCGCGCGGCTCAGGCCATGAGCGACGAGGATGCACAGAACGAAGTTGCCTACGCTATCGTTCGTGCCGTAAAGCAAGCAGTACCAAGGAGACAGTAGTATGCGGTGGGCGGAAGCCGACTTCGAGACAACGGTACTCAAGGATGATTGCCGTGTCTGGGCTTGGGCCATTGCCTATGTCGGCGAGAGCACACCGAATGCCTACGGTAACGACATTGATTCATTTTTGCTGTATATCGCTGAGCATGGCAAATGCCTGTATTGGTTTCACAATCTGGCATTTGACGGCAAGTTCATCGTTGATAGGCTGATGAAGATTGGCTACACATGGGTAAAGGAGAATCCAACGGCTGGCGAGTTTTCCTCGATAGTCTCCAATAAGGGGAAGTTCTACCAGCTTTCAATCTGCTTCTTTTCGGGAATGACGATAGAGATTAGGGATTCACTCAAAGTGTTCCCCATGCCTGTTCGCAAGGTGGCGCAGGCGTTTAATCTAGACGAGGGTAAAGGCGATTTGGATTACGAGGAATTTCGTGAGAAAGGCCATGAGCTTACCGATGAGGAACTGGATTACATCAGGCGTGACGTTGAGATTGTGGCTCAGGCTCTAGCCACCAATAAATCACAGGGCTTGGAGAAAATGACCATCGGCTCTAATGCATTTGCGTTTTATAAGCAGTTAGTCGGAAAGAAGGTATTCGAGCACCTGTTTCCCGTTCTGACAGCTCAGGAAGATATGGAGATACGCGAGAGCTATAGGGGTGGGTTCACCTACGTAGAGCCTAAGTATGCAGGTGTTGACATTTACGGTGGTATTTCAGTTGACTACAATTCAATGTATCCCTCAATGCTTATATCTAAATATTATCCGATTGGTGAACCGCGAATGTTTTATGGGGCATACGCAGCACCCGGTATCAGGGAAAAGGCCCACAGGCAAGAAAAGCTATCTGAGTACCCTGAGTGGGACGATTCTGTAGAGTTGTACGTTCAACGCCTTAAGTGCTCGTTTCACCTTAAGCAAGACGGTGTTCCCATGATTCAGCTGAGGAACTGCGGTTTCTATGGGGCGCATGAGTACGTGCGGAACACAGTTGAGCCGGTTACCATCACGCTTACGTGCCTTGATTTACAATTGTTGTTCGAGAATTATGACGTTGACGTGTATGAATGGTTGGGCGGATATGCCTTCAGAACCATGCACGGCAATGATTTGTTCGGTAAGTACATTGAGCATTGGGGGAGTGTGAAAAGGGCATCTAAAGGCGCTATGCGCACATTGGCAAAACTGATGCTTAACAATATTTACGGTAAATTCGCGACCAACCCCGATGTTACGCAGAAATATCCGGTACTCAAAGATGACGGCATCGTGCATTGGGAACTGGCTGAACCTGAGACACGTGAGCCGATTTACATCCCAGTTGGTACATTTTGTACCGCATGGGCGCGAATGACACTGATACATGCAATTCACGAGAACAGGGAGCGTTTCGTTTACTGCGATACCGATTCAATGCACCTTAAGGGTACAGAGGACCCGGAAGGAATAAGGTTACACGATACTGATTTTTGCGCGTGGAAAGTAGAGGGGACATTCAGCCATGCAAGGCACATTCGCGCAAAGTGTTACATCTGGGATTTGAACGGCAAATTGGGTGTTACGTGTGCAGGTATGCCAGATAACGTTAAGCAGATTTGCAACTTTGATAATTTCCATATCGGGCTTAACAATATAGACCCGGTTACAGGACAGTTGATACCGGGTACCGGCAAGCTATCGCCGGTTGCCGTTCCCGGCGGTGTCGTGCTTGAGCCGCGAGTTTACGAATTACGCGATGTGCGTTAATATATGTAATGGTGAGGTGCCAGTGTCGAGTATGTAGTTAATACCCCGGTTTATGCATCGCTGACCGGCGCGGGGTGTGCAGGCATGTGACTTGGCTCAAGCTGGTGAGCTTCACTGATTTGTTTTATGGGCCGTTATGCATTGCATCAACGGCCCTGCTCATTATAAGGAGGTATCTATAATGGCTATTGAGAAAAAAGAGGAAAAGGAAAAGACAGAAACTTCAGGTAATAAAGAGCAGAAACAAGAGGAATCTGTTAATCCTCAATCTGTTGAGCCTAAATTTGAAGCGTCGGCGATTGCCGACCTGACTGCTACGGTATCGGCGATGGGTAAGCAGCTGAATGATTTGAGTACCGCTATTACCGCTATCGCCAATCAGGGTTCGGTCAACGAATCTATTCAGCATGATAACCACGAGACAGATGAAGAGGAATATCCTACAATTGATATTGACGGCATCAATCGACTGTTGGGAGTGTAAATTATGCCAAAAATTGAGAACGGTATCCTTACCGCCACGAACGCCGAGATTTTGAACACGGTGCGCCAGTATGCGCCGTCTGATTATCAGTCTCGCGTACCGGCTGTCACGCAAGGAAATGTGGAGGACGCTATCAAGGCGCTGAACGCATACACGCCGGACTGGAACGTTTTCTGGAATGTGCTGCTCAACCGAATCGCGTTGACCATTGTGCGACAGAAATCCTTCACTAATCCGCTGTCGTACCTTAAGCGTGCGTCTACGCGATGGGGCACCACTATTCAGGAAATGCAGGTTAACCTGCTTCGTGCCAAGGAATATCAGAAAGACGCTGTAAACGTATTCGGTCTTGATGGTCGTGAGCCTGATATTCACGTTAAGTACCACACGATGAACCGCCGTGACAAGTATGAGATTGCTTTGCCTATGGAGCAGGTTATCTCCGGTGCCTTTACCGGCGAGGAACAGCTTTCCGCTCTAATCAATTCATGTCTTGCCCAGCCGATGAATTCCGACCAGAATGACGAATTCGTGTTGATGCTTAACCTGCTCAAGCACTATCAGGATTTCCAAGGATTCTACAACATCCACATTGATGATATTGTTGGTGCCCCTGACCGTGACACGGCTGTTGAGCGCTGTGAGAAGTTGGCTACTGCGGTTCGAGCCATGAACACGAAACTCCGTTACTACTCGACTGACTATTCGTCTGAGGGTCGAAACGCCGGACTGGCTACACTTACCGACCGCACGCTGCTGATTATCCCGGCTGACGTTGACGCTGTTATGACAGTGCAGATGCTCGCTTACATGTTCAATGAGAAGAACGGTGAGCTTATCGCTGACCGTATCATCGTAGTTCCTAAGATTCCTATTCCGGGAGTTCAGGCGATTCTCGTTGACGAGGACTTTTTCCTGTGTTCCGACAACATCGCTCCGTTCACGCTGACTGCGCCAATCAATCCTTTGAACATGACGCAGCTTACCGTCATGCACCATTGGGAGACGCTGTCGTATTCGCTGTTCGCAAATGCAATCATGTTCTCTACCATGGCGGATACGCAGATTATGAGCATTGATTCCACTGTTGAGGGCGTGACGCTGCTTGATGCACAGGGTAAGGACAATTCGACCGTTCAGCCCACGCTTGACCTTTCCACCGGTTATATCAAGCTGCCCGAAATTAAGCTGATTGCCACCGTCACCGGCACCGGCAATCCCAATCAGGCCGTTCGTTTCGAGCTTGCTGCTTATGACGGAAAGGGCCATGTGACCGCGCTGCCCGCCGATTGCTATGTCGATTCCTACGGCGTGTTCCATGCGGGGCACGCAAAGAGCGGTGCCAAGGTGGTAATCAAGGCAATCTCGATTGCAGACCCCTCTAAGACGGCTGACTACACTGTCACTGTTGATGGCGCGGTACCTGTGACCGGGCTTACCGCTAACCCGGCTGCTGTCACCGTGGTAAAGGGCAAGACTGCGAAGTTTGCTGTTTCCGCCACGCCCGGAAATGCGACCGACCCGACGTTCACGGCTGCAATTGCGGACGGTGATGCTAACATCACGATTGCCATTGACCGCCTGAAGTCTACCGTTTCCGTTACCGGCGTTGCCGCAGGAACGGCAAAGATTGTCCTGTCGGCTAATGGCGCTGAGGGCAACAAGGTCGTTACAAAGACCGTTAACGTTACTGTTAACAATGCCTAGTTAAACATCGGCATAAGTCGATAAAAGTAGAGCCGCTCGTTTACCGGGCGGCTCTTTATCTAAGGGGTTCAAATGGATATTCCTGTTTCGGATATGAATGCATCGCAAGTGCTGTCTCCTACGGTGTGGCCTACAGGCTCTAAAGTGCGGTTGCTTCAGGTACCTTGGGATTCCGCATACCGTGACGTTGTTGCGTGGGAAAGCAAGGAGGAACGCGACGCATGGTTCGCTAATCAGTCTGGTAGCTGGTATGCGACCAACTTTCAGAACTTGCGCCCGGGTGAGCCTGTTAGTGTGCCGGTTCCTTATTCATCAGTGTACAAATATAATTACCTGACCGTTACCAACCCTCAGCAGCCGGTAACGGACGAGGGGCCTGAGCGCACATATTTCTATTTCATCACGAATGTTGAATATCTGTCTCCACAGGCTACAAGGCTAACCGTGCAACTGGATGTAATGACCACGTATGCCGGTGGCATCACATTCGGTCGTGCCTATGTTGAGTCAGGCCATGTTGGAATGGCAAACGCTAACCTAGGTGCTGGAAAGCCGACAGACGGCAAAAAGCTGAATGATTACCTGTCGTTGCCTGAAGGGCTGGACTGCGGTGACACGCTTACCCCATGCGCACGTGAGTATTACAACCTGTTGCCGATGCAGTCAGGGTCATCCGCCTACATCATCATCGTGTCTACGGCAAACATGACTGAATCGCCGGGTACGCTGACAGACCCGGCACTTAAGACTGCTCAAGGTCATCCATGCGACAGATTGGTGAGCGGTTGCGAGGTCTATGCCATGGAAGTTACCGAATTCTCAAATTTCATGGCGTATGCAAGTGACTATTCGTGGGTTTCGCAATGCATTATCTGTATGTACGCCTTTCCCAAGTCGCTTACGGTTGAGTCTTTCGCCACAGCCGATAAGGTGAACCTGTTCGGTAAGGTGCCCGCGTACCGTGTTAATTCAGGGTTCTCACGGGGTACTAACATCACCGGTGACGTTGCAGTGTCTAATTCTATCTTCGATGCAATTGCAAAGGGTCTTGGGGACGACGCAGACGTATCTAAGATGTACGCCTACCCTTATTCAGTTATCGAGCTTGCCACTTTCACGGGCAACCCGATTTACCTAAAGCCGCAACTGGTTGACGGTGATAGGATTCATCTTAAGGCTATCGCACAGGCACTTATGCCGTTTGCAAAGGCCGCTGTGTTTCCGGCAAACTACGGAACGCATGATGGTGACTCAGCATTGAAGTTCACGTTTTCTGGTGTTTCAGCTACCGGTGAGGTGAATATCACGGCAGGCGATTTTCTTGATACTGCCGTATGGATTACCGATTTCCCTCAGTTTTCCGTTGTAAACAACAATTACATCACCTATATGGCATCTACCACGCACACGAGGGCATATAGCTATCAGAACGCGAGCTGGCAGCAGACGCGAGGTAACTTGCAGGCAAGTGGAGCCTATGCGACCGGCATGAACTTCGCCAATATGCAGCAGGAGAATAGTGAGCGCTCTCTAAATGCTTCCCGTGTAAACACGGCCAACAACTATCAGGCTGCTATGAGCAATGCGCAGGAAGCAGCCACAGGCGGGTATGTCGGGTCTGCATTGAGCAGCATTTCTGGCGCTGCTCACGGGGCAGCAGGAGGTGGTTTGGCAGGAGGTCTGCTGGGAGCTACTTCAGGCGCATCGGGTGTCGTGTCCACTATGGCTTCACAGCGCATCGCGGAGACTACGGCAGCCGCACAGCGCGATGCATCTAATACCGCTATCGCCGCATCAATGATGAATGCTCAGCGATACGGTGAGGTATCACGCCAAAACGCAGGTATCGACTACAATACGGCGCTTGCTGTCAACAAGGGAGACTACAAGCAGGCCGTGGCGGCAATCAACGCGAACGTTCAGGACGCTCAGCTAACCCCGCCGTCAACGGTCGGTCAGATGGGCGGCAATGGCTTCAATTGGTCGAATGGCCTTGTCGGGGTGTGCATTACCTACAAGACTATTACCGGGGCCGCTAAATCGGCTGTGTCGGATTACTTCAGGCGGTACGGCTATGCAGTAAAGCGGTTCATCGAGCTTGGCACCGTTGCCGACATGCTGTGTATGACCAAGTTTGCCTATTGGCGCGTACTTGAATCTAACATAACCTGTGCAGATGCTAACGAGACTGAGCGTGAATCCATGCGTGGTATCATGGAAAAGGGCGTAACCCTATGGGCATCGCCTGAGTTAATCGGTAACACCGATGTGCGTACTAACGAGGTGCGCAAAGACGGTAAACAGTATTCATTTTAAGGAGTGGACATGGGACGAAAGCCTAACCTAGATGCTTTTATCCCACCCGAGGTCGCTATGTTCGGAAACGCTTTTGCGATTAAGTGGCAAAATAGCGTAAAGAACTTGCGGACCTATGGCAACTGGTGGCAGCTGTTCTACACTGCCGCCACCAGCTGTTTCAAATGGGAGGGATTACCGGGAGAGATTGACGAGCGCTTCTTTGAGAAAGTGCTTTTCTGTACCGGTTCCATTGCAATTACTAAACGTGTTCCCACGTCTGATAACTTGCCGCTGTGGGTCGCTGCGCGATTCAGCCAAGTAGGTATGCCGGACATTTACAACAATCCTAACCGGGTTAGGATGATTGCGCCTAACGGCTTGCAATGGGATAGGCATCTCAATAAATTTGTAGGTGCTGACGGCATCGCGGACGCAGATGCAGTGGCTTGCTGGGATAACCTTCAGCGTATGCCGCTGTACAACGCGATTGACGTGCTATGCACGCGCCTTGCCGAGTTTGATTCTACGATTGACCTTAACTTGCGTGCGCATCGCACGCCTTATATCGTAACCGTTCCGGAAGAGGGCAAGAAGAACGCCCAGACCATGTTCAACAAGGTCGATGCTGGAGAGCCGGCAATATATGTGAACACGCTATCGTCAAGCGCTGTGGGCCTACAGGTGTTCAACTCAGGCGTTGACTATAACGTAGATAAGATGCTTAACGACCAACTTAAACTGGTTGCTCAGGCGTACACGCTGTTGGGTATCGACAACAATGCGGCGGCTGAGAAGAAGGAGCGCGTACAGACCGCCGAGACGCTGGCTAACAACGAGCAGTTTATGGTACAACGTGAGAGTCGTTACCGAGCCCGCGTACAGTTTGCAGATAGGTGCCGCGAGGTGTTCGGGCTGAATATCAAACCTATTTGGAGCATTCCACATGTTCCCGAGCAGGACAGCGGCGAGCTTAATTACGGAGCAGAGCAGACGAGTGCCTATAAGCCCGGTGTGCATTCTGAACTGTTCAGTCGTGAAAGCGGTAAAGGTGGTGAAAAGGCAAATGTTGACGTTATCTGACAACACGTGGACGCAGGATTATGAGCACAATTTCACGCTTCGTGACATTCATGAAGCGTTTGGACTTAATATCGGGTTGCAGGATTATCCCATTTTTGACGAGGAATATAGGGAAGTGCTCAATCAGCGTATATACGACCATTTCGCCTACCGCGAGATTGCCGCCGATACGCCGCAGATGTTCGTGTACTACCTCAACCGCCGTATGCGTGAAAATATGCCGACATTCAACGCTATCTATAAGGAGAAGTTGAAAGAAGCATTTGACCCGTTCGCGTCTTACGTGACAGACGGTTACGGCAATTCACGTGATGCTAGTGCGAGCACGACAACGGGAAAGGCGCACGAGGACAACACAACTACATCGAACACAAGTTCAATTGGAACTGCCACGGTGTCTGAGACACCGGCTACATTCATGAATGACCCTACTGAGCCTAGGTACATGAGCAACTTGACGCAGAATAAGGGAACGAGCGACACGACCGGAAACAGTCAATCTGATGGCACGACAAGCAGTGACGTTAAGGGGAACACGGCAAGTGACTATATCAACCATGTGACTGCCCGTTCTGGTTATCTTGGAGATTCTATCCTCAATGCACTCACTACTGGTTTCCTCAACACTGACTTGATGGTGTGTGAGATGCTGGAGCCATGCTTTATGCAAGTATGGAATGACCAGCCTATGTGATATGCTACAGGTAAACATTTAAGTGCTTGCCTATGGCTGAATGTTAAAATAAGCTGTGTGCCTAAAGGTATGCAGCTTATTTGCTTAAGGAGGAACTATGGCAATCAATCAAAGCGCGAACAAAGCCACAACGCAATATCACGCTTGGACTCCACAAATGCCGGGTTATTCAGCCTTTAAGGACAAGGCGTTTGAGGATATGCGTACACCGGAAGAGCAGATTTGGTGGCTGTATGCGCATGTCCTGCAAATTCCAGACGGCACCGATTACGACAACCTGATAGACCGCATAGCGGCAGTCGAAAAGCTAGTCAGCGATATGTACGACCGCTTTGCAGACTTGCTCAAGCGCATGGATGACCTTGAAGCCCAATTCCAAGCACTTGCCCAGAACGGCATGGTCTACGACGTGACCAAGGGCACCTATGCACCGTCCATGCCCGCGCAGCGCCGCATGTGGCAGGCTCAGATGTTCGACGGCATGAACGTCAAGGACTTGGCGCAGTTCACCGTCGCGCAGGCCAAGAACCTTAACGTCCGCCACATGGCTGTGGACGGGCGTGTTATGTACATGGGTCTCGGTGCCGATAAGCCCGGGATGCCTTGGCAGGACGGCTGGACGGCTTCAGACTTCCGCCCAGACGAGTACGTCAAGAAATCCGATTTCGTCCTCATCGACACGGACAACCTTGCCGACCACACCGTCATGGGTATCCTCAAGAAAACCGCTGACACCAAGTGCCCTAAGCCTACGCCGTACATCCGACGCGGAACGGTTACAGACCTCAAGTACCTGCTTGTCCGTTCGGACGATGCCCTGTACACCCAAGACCCCGAGGAGCGTGTGTAAGAGATGATTGAGCTTTCCCAGATTCCGAACACATCCAAGCTGAAAGAATTGCGCGGACAGGTTAACACGATGGTCGATGAGATTAACGGCAACCAGATGATTATCGGGCAGGTCTTGCACCCGACAGCCAAGTTTTACTCTAACGGCAGTATTGTCGGCTCCGTGACCGATTCATGGATTATGAATCAGCTTTTTGCAGTATGTATGCCTACGTCAAACGGCGTGTATGTAGCACAGATGTTCGGCTGTCTGCTCGCCTATGGCGACTCGGTTACTAATAACGCTATTAGTGGTGTTACCATCACTATCCCTGCGGTCAAACTGCCTAATCGCACAGCGGAGGTAAGCTCGTTCGTCAAGCCTTCAAGCCTAGGATTTAGCCCATTTAATTTACAACAGATAAGCAACACGGGTTTACAGTTTGGCGCAACTGCAACAGGCCCATCCGGCTCTACTACCGTTGTCACCGATAAATCGTTAAGCAGCAGCTCGACCGCCATCTTGCTCAACCAGCAGTGTTTAGTCTATGGTGCCGCAGGGACAAACTTGCAGCTCCAACTGAGCCGCATAACTATATAGGCCCTCAGTATTAAGGAGTTCTCATGCCATTAACAAAGAACTATGAATTTCCCCTCTATGACCCGGAAGATTCCCCCGACCTCACACTCACCGGCAGGGAAGCAGGGGCAATCATCGCTATCGACGAAGCGCTGAAGAACGAAGAGAGCGGACGCAAAGCAGCCGACAAGGTGCTGACAGATAACCTTGCCAATGAGGTAGCCGACCGTGAAACAGCTGACACAGCGCTAGGTGGACGTATAGATGCTGAAGCTGCCGCACGCGGGGCCGCTGACACAGCGCTTGGTGGGCGCATCGACACCGAGAAGAATGACCGTGAATCAGCCGACACAGCACTCGGTGGGCGCATTGATGCTGAAGCCGATGCACGCGGGACAGCTGACACAGCGCTCGGTGGACGTATTGATAACGCTGAAGCAGAGATTTCCGCGAACAGCGCAGATATCACCGGTATCAAGGGCCTGACCTATGGTAATGACCATGTTGCGTTTATCGAAAACAACGCCGGTGAGTATGATTCACCTGCGTTACAGGAAATCGCGGGGCAGATTGCAGCTATCTCCGGGGGCACCAGTAACGTCACCGTCTCCACAGCAGCGGAAACGAGTACGAAGTATACCGGATTGAAGGTTACGCCGACAACGGACGGAAATAGCACAAATTATGATATTGCTTTGAATGCCGCGACCAAGCATGCACGTGGCGGTGTAACCATCGGCAGCGGCCTGAACGTCAACCCAGCTGGAATCATCAGCGTAGACACATCCGCTATACGCGGTGGGGGTATAACCGGCGATACCACGTGGGCAGAACTGGAAGCCTAGTGTATAATCACCTTAACCGTAGATACGGCGGTGTGGTGAGTGACCGAAAACACTAGTGGCAGGAAAGCAACGCTCCGTATCTTAAGGCTCACCTGCTACAATAGACCTGTACTCATAGCAGCTTGTGGGTACAGGTCTTTTCCATTATAAGGAGGAAACATGCGATACACAGACAACTACCATTTCGACCTCTACGAAGAGAGCGATAACGCCAATCTCATGGACGGTTACAACCATTCCATGAACCTGATTGACAATGTGCTACAGCAGTTCAACGCGCTTATCATCACGCAGGGCAACGCCGTAAAGGCCATGGATTCCCGTATTGCCAAGCTTGAAGCCGCCTGTGCCGATATCGAGCCGCGCATCGCTGACCTTGAAGCGAAGGTGAACTAATGGCACGCCCGGCAACAGAGCGTTACGGGATTGTGCTGTACGGCCCCCGCAATACGCAAGACCCCATGGACGTATACAATGTGTACAATGCAGCCATGGTGACCATTGACGGTATCTTGTTCGACTTGCAGGCTCAGATTTCGCGTAACAAGAAGGCTATCGAGGACCTTGATGCCAAGGTAGAGAACTATAACAGGCTCTTGAACAAGCGCATAGATGACCTCGATGCCAAGGTCGAGAACTACAACACCCAGCTCAATAATCGTATCGACAACCTCGATGCAAAGGTCGAGAGGTACAAACAGGAAATCGACAATTCCATCGCACAAATCAACCGGAATATCACTCAGCTTGGTGACAAGACCGATGCCATTTGGGTGTCAATCCAAAAGATTTTGGACAAGATGCAGGGCGGCGGAACAATCGACAAGCCTACCGGAAACATCACGTTCGGTGAAACAAACGGTAAGGTAGCCATCGGAACTATCAACCTCAACTCGGGTTCTGGTATCATCAAGACCCATGACGGCACTTTGGATAACGACGTGCGGGTGGTCTAAATGGCGAACTTAGTTCAGGAGATTTCGGTACACGTAGTCGAGGATTCCGGTACCTCGTCCGCAGGTAGCGTTGGTAGACCTACCTCGATAGGCTTACCCGGCTCAAACGGGCAAGCCCCGCGCTACTGCAACACAAACTATTACGTGGATGTGCGAGTTTACGACAACCTCGATGTGTCGGTGCGCTTACACGGCAACGCCAACGCTGGCAACATTATCGCCGGTGACTATCACACAATTATCGTACAGTCACCTCATTCTGGTTCATGGAGCTATACCAGCTCTATCCTTGTTCGCCCAGCAGGCTCACGCGATATGGTTTCAGCGACCGTCTGGACGAACCCTACCACGGGACGCGGTGATTACAACTGGAATTTCGATTCCGGCTGGCAGAACGCTGGCAAGCTGACCGATTACGGCGGCAACGACGAGAACACCGACGGCTATATGTACATATCAGGCACATGCGACTACACAGTTACTAACCCTATTTACCCGGCCCCGGTTCGCATAACAGTACCCGGGTTCCTAAAGTATCTGGGCTATTTTCCGTGGGAGCGTTTTCAGGACAACGAATATAAGTCATGCAACCGCTCTGGCGGTCATCTTGGTATCTGGAATGGGTCTATTTGGCGCGACATACAAAACAACGACCGGGACCACTCAGCTGACAAAGCGCACTATTACAAAGGCTCTGGATGGGTAAGAGCGCCAAAGATTGGTGCCGGTGCCCAATGATTTTGAATGAAGCGAACGATGCTTAACTTTATCGACATAAGCAGCTACCAAGCTGCCCTGAACTTGGTAGCTGTGTCGAGTTCAATTCAGGGCGTTATCGTTAAGGCCACCGAGGGAACGAACTACGTTAACCCATATTGCGACAGGCATTACCAACAGGCTAAGAAGTGCAATCTGTTACGTGGCTTCTACCATTTTGCCGGAACAGATAAACCGGAAGCGGAAGCGGAATACTTCTGGAACAATTGCCGAAACTATTTCCGAGACGGTATCCCGATTCTGGATTGGGAAGGTAAGCAGTCGGTTGATTGGGTGAACAGGTTTGTTCGTCATCTGAAAGATATTTCGGGCGTATGGTGCTGGATTTACGCTAACCCGTGGCGATTCAACCAAGGCGGAGTCGAGAAAAACTGCGCACGTTGGGTCGCATCCTATCCTGCTGTATCAAACCCGACATTTGCTCAAGCGGCTCAATGGAATTGCCCTAAAGCGGATGGGAATGTCGTTGCTTGGCAGTTCTGTAGCGATGGTAGGATAAACGGTTACAACGGTAACTTAGATTGCTCTTTGTATTACGGTGACAAGGAAAGTTGGCTAAAGTACGCAGGAGTTAACGGTAGCGGGGATGCTTGCAATTCTGATGATAAACCGGTAACTTTGAGCGGTGGCGGATATAAGGTAACGATTGAAAGGACATAACGTGGTGACTGTGGTTACTATTTCAACTGTCTGTTGCGTACTGATGCTAATGGATATTGTGTGCGGTATTACAGCCGCAGCAAAAAACAAAGAACTGTGCTCGGCAATTATGCGAGACGGACTTTACAACAAATTTGGTGAGCTTATGCTCTTGCTTCTTGGAATCGTTGCGCACGAAATACTTTTGATACAGCCTTTCAACAGTATTGGCATTCCGCCTGAAATTGCATTCACCGTGGCATTCTATATCGCAGGTATGGAGTTTATTTCAATCATCGAGAACATTTGCAAAATCAATCCCAGCCTACCGTTTGCGAAGATTCTACTTATGTTCAACCTTAATCTTCCTGAGCAGGTAGACAAAGAGAAAACTGAGTGACAGCACCGTAGATAAAATTACCGACCCCATGCGGTATCATTACCGTATGGGGTTTTATTTTAAGGAGAGATTATGCCATTTACACAGCAACAAAAGATGTTCGCATACTACACAATCGCCACTGTCGAGACGCATTGCAATTACGCACTTACAAACCAAAGCGATGCTATCACGCTCGGTATCATGCAATGGTACGGTGTAAGGGCCTATAGGCTTATGGCTGCTATGAAAGCTAACGCACAGGATGCATTTGCAAAACTTTCCAATAGGCTTCAAAACCTTACCAATGCAGGTGAGGGCCAAAATTGGAATTCTATATACCTACAAAATGATGATAGGAATTCGTGGGCAGCTGCTGCTGCACTTGATAGCTGCAAGAAGGTGCAAGACGATACAGCTGTTTCAGATATTGAAGGTTACATCAACCAATTCAACGGTTTCGGCGGGTCTGATAGCAACGTTAAAACTTATATCATGTGGATGAGCGCTTGGCACCAAGGACCGAAATACGCCCAGCAATGTATGCAGTCTGTAGGTGTGAACGCTTCGCTTGATTCAGCATACCGGGCTATCTTATCCAATGCCGTTCTTGGAAGGTATTCAAATCGTTATACCACTGTGTATAACCTGCTTAAGAATTGGGACGGGACTAGCAACCCACCAGATTTTGGGCAAGTAGGCGGTTCAGGGGGAGCCAGTACAGACCCGGGCAGCAGCATTAACAAGGATACCCTAGAGAACCAGATTGGATATGTGCAATCTTGGGGGGATTCACTGATAATCGTCGGCAAGGTAAGCAAATCTGAAAAATTAGTCTGTTACAACACGGGCAAGGGCATTTGGGTGCCGAGTCACGGAACGGTAACAGGAAACCCGGGAGCCGGTGGAAGCGGGACAGGTGACCAAGCTGACTTTGCTGCAATGAAAAAATTGTGGCAAGATAATGCCAGCAGGTGGAATTACAGTCAAGGCCCCGGCAGGCTCAACCCTGAAAGCTCTGGTTACAGTGATTGTTCAGCTTGCATATATTGGGCCGCAAACAAGGCGACTAACAACAAGTATAATTGGATTGGTACATGGACTGGGGCAATGCAGAAGAATTGCAAGCTAGTAAGGCATGGGACAAACGCCGATTTGAAAATATCTACCGATGAAATTAGGCCGGGTGACATTATCTTGATTGACTATGGCGGCGATGGGCAATCAGACCATGTTGACTGGTATTTCGGTAACGGTGAGGTGTGGGGTGCCGGTTCTGCTCCGCTACCTAAACGTATATCAACAGACGTTACCAATTATCTGACAACGTATTATGGTGGACAGCTTAGAAACTATTGGATTATGCGATTCTTGGATTAGGTGAGATATGTGAGCATACCGAAAATTTATAGATATGACCCGAGCGCCGTGCTTGGCAGCAACTGTGCAATCAATGTAGTTACAGGAGCACGTTCATTTGGCAAAACATATGGCTGGAAGAAACAGGGAATCAAGCAATATCTGAAGCATGGTTGGACTTGGGGATACCTGCGCACGTTTGACCAAGAGATTAAAGATTTGCTGGCTGATGGTAATGAAGCATTCTTCAGCGATATTATCAGAAACAATGAGTTCCCCGGGTACACATTCAGGTGCCTTGGCAGGCTTATGCAGATTGCTAAGTTGGATGAAAAGGGCAAACCTAAGAAATGGGAGACAATGGGGCAACTGTTGGCTCTTACAAAAGCACAGAGTTATAAGGGTAAAGCTGTTGCCAACATGCACCTTCTTGTATTTGACGAGTTCATTCGTGAAACACGTATACCGACATATCCGCGCGACTGCGTAGGTATGCTAATGAATCTTTGGGAAACTCTTGATAGGCGCGAGGACAGGGTTAAAATTGTGATGCTGGCGAATGCAGCTGATATTGTCAATCCTTATTTCGTAGCATGGCATATCGTACCGCCACCTGTTGGGAGTAAGAAAAAGGTAAAAGTAGGAAACGGATATATCTTTGTGCAAAACTGCTGGTCTAAGGAGTTCGAGGAACACGCTGACAAATCTGCAATCGGCGCACTTACAGCCGGGAGCAAGTATGCAAGCTATGCACAGATGAACCAATTCAGAAATGACGATGATAACTTTATTGAGAAGCGGCCTAAGCGCACTCAGGCATTAAGAAATATCAGATGGGGAGAGCAGACATTTTGTATCTGGGTTGACCTTGATATGACTGGTAAAATGTATGTGTGCAGCAAGAGCGTTACAGATGTTCCTACGCTTGTTCTGATGCGCGAGGACATGGAGCCTGATTTGTATATGATAGAACGGTCGGACCCGATACTTAAGGGATATGCAAGGTGCTACAGGAATGGGTTGATGAGGTTTGACAGCGTGCAATGTAGGGAGCAATTTTGCGATGTGTTGACAATGTGCGGTATTAGGTAACGTTACGCATGTTTGGTTAGTTTGGGTTGTGTTAGTTAGCGGGATTTGCGAGATAATATTTCGTAAATCCCGCGTTTTCTGGCACAGCCCATATAACAT